AGGGACAACATCCCAAGGGAATGCTACGATAGGGCGGTCCTGCATCATGTAAGGGTTTTCTTCTATCTTAACTAAGACGCCGTTAGCAAGAATGACAATAGCTTCAACGTACTCACTTTCAGAAACGTTCTCAGTAAGGGAAACAACTTCTTCGTCTTCTTCCTGTAAAGCTTTATTAAATAGTTCACGTGGCACTAAACCGTAGTACTTAGTTAAACGTACTTTGTCTTCCGCTTGATGTGACAACTCACGGTCAGCTTCTAAGCCTGAGTCAGTGTAAGCAATACCTACGTCTTCATCACGGTATACACCTTGTTCTTGCATTATTTTAACTTGGTGCGTAGAGACGAACTGGTCTACAGCAACACCTAGTGCATCTTCTACTGATGACGCAACAGGGTCAATAAGGAAGTTCTGCGGTAACACAGGATTAAGCTTGACAACAAAACGGTCAGATATTTGAACACCTACGGCATTCATTGCGCCATCCATAATTTCTTGAGTAGCTGGGCGCATCTCCTTGACTTCTTCGATGACTAACTCACCGATACCTGTACCATAGATAGCACCGTTAAGGATACACTCGGCAACTGTCTTACGTGTTTTAGTAAAACCAAAGTCTTCCTGTAACTGCTTACGTAGCTGTTGAATGTCTAGTGGGTTTTGGTCTGCAATATCATCTCTGATGTCAAACCATTTACCGCGGCCAAAGGTTGCTTCTTCTACCTCAGCGACGCTAGACTCAACAGCCTGTTGTAACGCAGGCGCGATTAGACGCGAGCGCTCAGAGTCTCGTAGAGAGTCATTGTTGTCCCAGATACCGCGCCAGAGGCGGAAGTATTCTTCATGCTTTGCTTCGTAATTAGATTCATAATGGTCGCGCCATTCTTCGCATTTATCCAAGACCCATGATTCAAGCGTCTGTTCAATGTTAAAGTCTTCGTATTCGTATGCCATTTTTAATATCCTGCTATTAAGTCTAGAGGTTCAAATTCTACTTCAAGGTCTATAAAATCACTATGATAAGCAACCTTGGCTAATTGGTCAATGTACGCTAATGAGTCAATTAAATCATCATGTACTAAGTGGTTAGGGAACTGAAAGAGTTCGTCTAAAAAGCGATGGTTCCATTCCCCTTTATTTAAAGTTATAAGGCCATTCTCAAATCTACCTTGAAGTGCCCAGACAACACGGTCTATCTTACGTTGGTTACCGTGGGTTAATTCTTCAATGCGGAAGTATCTGCTATACCTTTTCATCATGTCGGTTAGAGGAGACATAACTGCTTGTTTAGCTATGCCGCGTTCTATGCCCACAGCCATAGGTCTGTACTTTTCAACTGCTTTAAATATTGTACTAGCAGTCTCCTCAAGAGTCCAACGTCCATAGATAATCTCTTTTATCCACCAACCTTCCTCGTTGACTTTAACCACGCTAATAGCTGTATTATCCAGTCGTTTGTTCTTTTTACTTGTAGACGTTGGGTCCGTGAACCCGGCCAAATCTATTGCGATATAGTAGTCACCTATAGCAGGTTCTTCCTTATCAATAATAATCCAGTCTTCTTTAAATATCTCAGAGCCTAATGCTTCAAAGGAAGCCATGAATTCCTGACGGAATGCAAAGGATGACATACTCTTTTTAGCTAAGTCTATTTCTTCAGGGTCTAGGGTTTCGTTGTTGTATGACGTAAAGTGCCATGAGCCGTAACTATCATCATCACCTTTGTCCGCATAAACGTACAGGTCATAGAAGTGGTTACGCCCTTTAGGCGTCCCTATGAACAAACAACTACCCTTTTGGTCAGCTAGTGCCGGTCGGAGGATTTCCTCAAATACCGACGGTTTCATATCGGCATACTCATCGAGTACCAAGAACTTAAGGCTGACACCACGCATCGTATCGGGCCTATCGGCACCTTTAAGGCTGATGGTTGCCCCGTTCACTAGGGTAATCTGCATGTTATTAATATGGGATGTTTTGATGACTGGATGGGCCAACTCTATGAGTAAGGACCACATGATGTCTCGGGCCTGGCCTTGTGTAGGCGCTACGTAAAAGACGTGCCCACGGTCAGCCTGTAGGGCGTTGACAATAAGCATCCAAGCCGCTAGGCGTGACTTACCGCACCGACGACCTGCGGCCACCACTTTGAAACGAGAGGTGTCCTTCCAGACTTCCTTTTGCCATTCTAGTAGTTTAATATCTAGTTGCATTAGTCCGCGGCTCCTTGCATTAACGTATAGAGCTCAGGGCCTCTACGGCCAACCTGTCTATACCACCGGCTATCCTTCATCTCATTAGCCGCTTTAATATAATCTTTATCGACTACTGCTTGCTTCATATTGACAAACTTATTTAGACGTGGGTAGCCTAGGTTGAACGACATGTTCACTAGGACTCGTATGACGTCCTCGGGGTAATCATTGAGAGGACCAAAGATTCTTTCGGCGTCACTGACCGCAATTCTGAGGTCTAGCAGGAGGTACTTATCGGAAGTCTCTTGTGTTATAGGGTCGCCTACCTTGAGTAAATACTCAGGTTCTGACTGTCTTATTAGATGACCTACGCCCATTGTTTTGTAGCCTAGGTGGTCAAGATACACAGCGAGGACAATACCTTCATGTCTCGTTATATCTTCTTTAATCTTTTGTAGGGTCGTTGATTTCAACTGCTTCAAACTCGGCCTCCAATGGTTCATCATTAGGTGTACTATGGGTACTGATGTCAGCACCTACACCTGATATATTTATCTGAATAGCGTTACGTGCATTCCCTGAACTCACCTCTTTTTCAAAGGCAGACACAGGTAACATACGGTCCATCACAAGTTTCCAAGCGGCCGCCTGATTCTTATGGTCATCATTCAAGGCCGCATCCAATATTGTGTTTAGGACCTTAACTGACTTAGGTGACGCAAGCATTCTAGCTTTATATTCATTGATGATAGCTGCATCACCTTTAGGCCGACCACGAGCAACACGGCTCCCGGCCTTCTTAGCAATGACAGTAGCTTTCGGAGGACGTCCCCTTTTCTTCTTAGGGGCTTCTTGAGACTCAACGGCCTCATTATTAGTTGACATATAAATATTCCTTTGTGATTATCTAAGTATTCTTAGGTCTTCTTAGGTATTCCTAGGACTTCTTTAGAGTTAATCTTTAAAGTTAATCATTAAAGACTAGTCTCAGTGCCTAGGTTGTCTTAAGGACTATATTATAACATATTTCAGTCTAAAAGTCAAGATATTTCTACAGAATTCACTAGAATTCTTAATGTGCAAGCCAACCTTTTAATAACTTTTAGTTATACCCTAGTAACTTTTGTAAGCTTTTGATAACACAGGGGTTCTACAGGCTACTTTTGACTTCTTTTTTATTCCAATTTCACTCTTTTTTGTGTTCGAGAGGCTACCTCGGGATACACACATGAATTCCCCTCCCCCCGGGTCTTTTCTGGGGTTTTATCCACAGGCTTATCCACAGGTTATCCACAGGGCTGTCCACAGGTTGTCCACACACTTATCCACAGTGCCCAGGGTGAGGCGTGTGTATGTCTATAGGACCCTATAGAACACCTGGAGACACACAGGACCACACAGGACCACACAGGCATCCATCACTATATAGATAGACACAGGAGCAGACACAGGCCGACACAGGGCCGCAGAGGTGCCTTAAAAATAAATTGAAATAAAAGGTTGACATCATGCGCAAGCCTCTATAATATGCATTCATCGACCGAACGGAAGGCATACGGCCTGACTGGTCAACCACTAGGATATAAACATGAATTCGATTAATGTACATAACGTAACTAAGATAGAGACTGTAGTAAAAACTTTTGATACCTTTAATACACGGGACCTAATCATCACGAACGACCGCGGCGAGAGTATCACGGTAAGCTTATTCGGCGCCACGGTTGACAGTCTAACCATAACACAGGAAGAAGTGGAAGAACCGTCGCTATTTTTGGACATACTAGAGAGTCTTAAAACGTGGGGCCTAAGCTCGCACCCTGACCTTCATAA